GTGCGAATACGAGCTTCCCGAATCAGATTTAATAGGCGGAAGGCAAAGCAGGGTACTTGAAAAGATAAACAACAAATTCTACTTAGATGGAGAGGAGCTTAAAAAATGACGAACATAATCGATTTAATACTTAAAGAAAACGGGTTAGCTGTCACGGGACATGCTGGCCCCTACATCAGAAACGGTAATCATAGCCATTGGGTAAATGATGATGGTGTTGACGAGTGGCGAAAATTCGACGACGCCGACAATGTGATTCACTTTCGGAATTCTAACGAGTATGAGGAGTGGCGAAAATTCGACGCCCACGACAATATGATTCATTATAAAAATTCAGATGGGGACGAAGAGTGGCGAAAATTCGACGATAACAATAATATGATTCACCTTAGAAATTCAGATGGTGAGGAGGCTTGGAGACACTTCGACGAGAATAGAAACGTAATTCATTATGAAGATTCTGACGGGTTGAAAATTTGGAGGGAGTACGCAGGAAAAAACCTATTACTCAGGGAACTAAAACAGCACCACGGGGTATTTTACTTTAACCAAAAAGAGATAAATAAATGAAAATAATCAAGTACAACGTCCATGAATTAAACCTACTACTGAAAACACATAAGACACTGCGAAAAATAGCACCAAGGGTTATAAATATTCATGATGGGAAGGTGGGTACAACCCCTCAAAGTTTGAGCCGGTGGCTAAAAAACAACGGGTATTATTTAGATACGCAATCAATGATAAAAAAGAGATAAACGGGCCGTGATTGAAAACACTTAAAATAAACAATGTATTAACTGATAAACAGCTCAAATTCTTTGATGTTAATACAAAATACACTGTCCTAGCTGCCGGCAGACGATTTGGTAAAGGTGAATTTGCTGTTAGATGGCAGACTATAAAACACACACTGGTCAATAAAACCGACGAGGATAACCCACATGCATGGGTGGCTCCAACGTTTAGACAAACCAAGCTGGGATACTATAAAACGATTCGATTTTTAAGGTCAAACAAGATACCCCACCATGCGAACAAGTCAGAATTACACATCAATCTATTTCCAATTGGTACCAATGCCATCAAGGGTTTCTTTTCACGCATTCAATTTTTTTCAGTAGACCGTCCTGACCTCATAGAGGGCTACAGCTTCATGTCGTTGGTAGTTGATGAATCAGGGATAGCATTTAAGAACCCTGAAGTATGGGAGAACTCATTGTCACCGACCACACTAGATTATGACGCCCCAGTGTTATTCATAGGCACACCAAAGGGAAAGACGCTGTACTATAAGTTCCACTTAAATGGTCTGGATAAGACAAAGCCACAATGGACAAGTCTAAATGCCAGTACATATGACAACACAATCGAAAAAGGGGGATTCCTAAAAAGAGAGGTCGTAGATGAGCTTGTAAAGCAACTTCCAGAAAATGTTGTGGATCAAGAGATATACGCAAAGTTCCTTGATGGTGGTGGAATTGTATTCAGAAAGGCTAGGATATGTGCCACATCAAAGTTTGAGAAGTTTAGCCCAAAAAAAAGGTATGTTGCAGGACTCGACCTTGCAAAGGTCAATGATTATACCGTCCTTACAATAGGAACGGTTGAGGGTAGGGTTGTGCATATTGAAAGATTTAATCAATTGGACTGGAACATTCAGAAGGATATAGTGTATAATTTGTGCAAACAATACAGGTGCAAGGTAATTATTGATAGCACAGGCGTTGGTGATCCAATTTTTGAAGACCTGAAGAGAATGGGTCTCCCTGTTCAAGGGTATCATTTCACAAGTAATTCTAAAAGAGAGCTTATAGACAAGCTGATTGTGGCTACAGAGAACGAAAGTATCTCTTACCCCCCATTCAAGCAATTACTTCTGGAGTTAGACGCCTATGAATATCAAGTTAGCCAGGCAGGAAATATCAAAACCAATGCACCTCTTGGGTTTCATGATGATTGTGTTATTAGCCTTGCTCTATACAACTGGTTATCTTCAGGGAGTTTTAAATTGAGTGATATGGATATAGCTATTGGGGAAGACCGCCAAGCTATCAAGGGTTGGTAATGGGGAAACGAAAAAGAAAAAAAAATGTAAATGCACTAAATTTTGCTAGGGATGACATGGGAAAAGGGATTCCCACGTCAGAGGTAACTAGTAGTCGATCAACAATGTACTTTCCTAGTCAGTTTGAGCCATACAATCCAGATGAGTTGTACAGAAAAAGGGGAAACTTTGATATCTATGACAAGATGAGAAAGGATGATCAAATACGGTCGATCCTTATGGTCAAGAAGGGATCTGTTTTGAACTCAGGTTGGAACATCGTTATTGACGACCAAGTACCCATTCATGAAGAAATAAGAGACGACATATTAAAATGGTTGGAAGATGACATCGAGATATCGTTTGATCAATCAATGCGAGAAATGCTCACCAACCTAGATTATGGTTTCTCTATAACAGAGCCAGTATGGAAGATAGATGACGGGAACGTCAAATTAAAGTATTTGAAGACTAGAGCCCCGCATTCATTTAGAATATTTACAGACGAAAAGGGGAACGTAGACAAGATCGAGCAGGATGGTGAAACGGGGGTTATTAAAATTAATCCAAGTAAAGTAATTCTATTCCCTCATCAAATGGAGTTTGGAAACTGGTATGGTAAAAGTGATTTAGAATCAGCATACAGGTCATGGTGGTCTAAGGATCTCATTATAAAGTTCTGGAATATTTACCTTGAGAAATATGGATCCCCCACAGCAATAGGCAAATACGGGGTATCAGCAACTCAAGAAGACAAGGACCAGTTATTAAAAGTTCTAAAAACCATCCAGACATCCACATCTATCATTATTCCAGAGGATGCTTTGGTAGAGCTGCTAGAAGAAAATAAGTCTGGGGCTAGCGGGGATGGATTTGAGAGTGCCATTGATAAATATAACATGATGATATCTAGGAGCATGGGGATACCTGATCTATTGGGTATTGGGGGATCAGAGACAGATGGGGGATCATTCGCGCTAGGTAAGAATCAATTTGAGATGTTCTTCATGATAATAGAGGACATTAGAAAAGATCTGACACGAATTATAAACCGTCAAATCATAATCCCAATGGTCGATGCAAACTGGGCGATAGGAAACGCCCCATATCCAAAGTTTGCGTTTAATCCACTTAATGCAGAACAGAGGTTTGAAATGCTTAAGTCATGGGTGGAGATCGTTAAGGGGGCGGGGTATAAGCCGAGCGATGAGGAGATAAATTGGGCTAGAGATATAGTGGGAGCCCCAATAGGGGATGTGGAGTTCAAAGAAAGTTCAACGGGGATCCCGTTCGAGGGTAAAAAGCAAAGCTCCGACCAAATTCAAGATCCCAAACCCAAAAAAGACCCCAAAGATGTGGATGGTGTAGAGAAGAAACAGGCTGAGGATGAGAAGCAGATGGCACTGGGCCCGGTAAGAAAACCCAACATGGCAGAGAAGAAGGTAAACTTTAAAGATGTCTCAGCGCGACTTGAGACCACCGAGGATGAGAATATAATCAAATTGGGGTCATCCATATCAATCATTAGGGAAAACTTGATCAACGCAGTGGAGAAGGGCCGATGGATAGAGAACAAGAGGTTAGATAAAATAGACAACCTAAAATTAAAGGGGACCAATAACTTCAAAATGGGTGTAAAGGGGATGCTGCGGGAGTTTAACAAACTAGGTGTAAGGGATGCAAAAGACTTATTTATCACACAAAACTTCATCGATGTTGATTTAGAGACAATCACAGATGATATATTAAACGCTCAACCAGTATTCATAACAGACCTTGTGAATGAAGATATATTGAGTAAAGCAAAGCTAACACTAAAGGGTGCCATAACTGAGGGGGCATCAGTAAAATCAGCTGTTAGGCAGTTAAACGAGATCTTTGAAGATTATGACCCGTCATTTGATGGGCACCGTTTAGAAAATATAGTTAGAACGAACGGATTAAAAGCGTACAACCAAACAAAACAGGCATATTTCGAACCGTTTGTTTCGTCGGGTGACATCGTGGCATTTCAGTATTCTGCAATTATAGACTCAAGAACAACAGATTTTTGCTTTGATCACGATGGAAAGGTATATTTAGCCGACAGTCCTTATCTGGCTACTATAGAGCCCCCAAATCATTTTCAATGCAGATCAACCATGATCCCGATAACCAAGATAGAATTTGAAGAAGATGAGATATTTGGAGCGACAAAAGAGGAAAATGATGGGTTTTTTAAAGGTGGAAAGTTTCAAGAATCACGAACATTTGGTGATCGGTATAAACAAAATCCAGGTGGATTTTGGACTAAGAAAAAAAATAATTAGGAGGATAATACAATGGCAGGATCACAGAGAGTACAAATATTAGATGAGAATAACTTAAATTGGAACGCAGCAAATCCGCTACCAGTAGAGTCAGTAAGTGGAGGGGGGCCGGCAACCGCTAATATAGCGATATACAACAAGACAATGGACACAATAGGGTCATTTCTAGCAAATACATTTACTAGTCAGGTGGTGGGATTCACCGTCAGCACCGTAGCGAATACAACTACATCAAGCCCCCCCAGTTTCGATATCGCAATGACTTCAACGGGAAGCCCATTTTTTAGAGTCCCTCAATCAGCTTCGTATAATGAAATTGATCTTAATTTGGCCACGAATACTATCATGTATTTTAGTGTTAGCTCACAGACAAACTCAACCTTACAGATATTTTCGAGGGAGATTGATTAAATGCCAATTACAGCGCATGGAAATGTAATAGGTCCGATAACAGCAACTGATGGAGCCATCGTTGTTTATGATGGGACAACTGGTCAGCTAGTTAAGAATACAGGTGTCACGATAGATGCAAGTAACAATGTCGCTGGAATATTGACGCTTACGGCAACAAATCTTGCTGGTACATTAACAACCGCAGCCCAACCGAATATCACAAGTTTAGGTACCCTTACACTCCTTAATGTAAATGGAGATACAACAACTACCATTATCTCTGGATCAAATGATTGGCCTCTTGTATTGAGAAACGATAAAGATCCTAACGGGTTTGATTTTCAAATAGCAGGAGAGAATAATTTGATATTTAATGAATCTGGCCTAGGTGCGTACTTTGAGAATACAAACGGGACTATACAAATCAACCAATATACAAGTAACGGATCTCTAACAGTTGGAAGTGGAAATGGAACGATTGTTTCATCTTCAGACGCAAGGATAAAAACAGAACCTACTTTGATGACTTATGGAGTTGATGAATGTAAGCAGTTAAGAGGCGTTATGTTTGAGTATTTAGCAGACCCAGGCACGCCAAGAGGCGGTCTAATTGCCCAAGAAGTGGAACTTGTAATACCAGAAGCAGTTGACGGTAAAAAGATAGAATACAAATGGGAAGTTGAAGATGATGGTGAGACCGTAAAAACAGATGATAATGGAGACATTGTTTATAGACTAGATTCAGAAGGGGAGCAAATAATTAGACCCAGAGGACTTGATCTTAATCCATTGGTGGGAATGTTGATAAATACATGTAATGAGCAACAAACAGTAATAGAAGATTTAAAATCAAGATTAGAATTATTGGAGGTAGCATAAATGAAAGAGTACAAAGTATCAGATGAAACAGTTAAGAACATTCAATCGATAGTGTCAGAGGGGATTTTCCCAACACTAAAACTTGGCCAGATCAGTCAAGTTCTATCAAGTCTGACCACTCACGAAATTAAACCAGATAAAAAAGAGAAAGATGCAAACAAACAATGACCGAAGATGAAGGAAGTAAATTAGATAAAATATACACAAAACTGATGCTAATAGAGCAGGGATTGAACGGTGTGGATGGCGGGCCGGATGGGCTATACAAAAAGGTAACCCACATACAAAAGCGTCAATACAAATTTGAAAAGTATGTCTACATGTTCCACGGTGGGCTTGTGATGTGTGGCGTACTTTTCAGCTTTGGTGTGACCTTATACCAGATGGTGATTAAGTAATGGTATCGCCTAACAATAAGGCAGGGGGCGAATATAGCCGGGACTGTTGATGAAATGGTCCTATGTGTAAAGCCCGTCGGTGGATCTACGAATGCAGATGTTGAGGCCAGTATACAGTGGCGAGAATTATTATAATAAGGAGACATAAAACATGGAAATAAAAGATTTTAATTACTGTGACACAGATATAATCGATAAATTCATAAGAGTGAAGAAAAAAGATGTAGACGAGTTTGAGGAAAACTCATTAAAGTTAATGGATATTGATATGATGCAGGGGATTTCAGCTGTGGCCGGATTCATGAAGGGGGATAGGAACACTGCTATACAGTCCTATCTATTCACAAAAGACCAATGGACTCTAGAATCAGCATCAGAATGGGTATACAGGGCAGATGAGACAGGAGAGATCACACATAAAGATGATAGTGGAAAAGAGATCATCCAAGAAATTGCTGTTTTACTAGGTGAGCTAGAGTCCAGCATGCGAGAGCAGTTAAAGTTGGCTGCAGAGGACGAGGCAGAATCAAAAGACTTCGCAGATTTAAGAACCCTTGATGGTGTTGAGATTTTCGCAGTAGGCACCCACAACGGTGACAAATACACACTAGATGATCTTAAAGAGATTGAGAAGAACTTTGAGCCATTAAAACAACGACTACAGCCATACGTTAAACTTGGGCACAATTCAAAACAGGCACTTTTAGCTAATGACGGGCTTCCCGCAGCCGGGTGGCTAGAGCGTGTCTATGTCGTAGGTGAAAAACTTATTGCAGACATTGTAGATATCCCAGAAAAGATATACCAGCTTATTCAAAACAAGGCATTCAAAAGGATATCTTCTGAGATATACTTCAATTTAAAAGGACAAGATGGTAAAATATTCCCTAAATCGTTAAAATCCATAGCAATCTTAGGCGCCGACACCCCAGCAGTGGGTACACTCGACGACATCCTGAGCCTATACACATCAAAGCATTGTCCAACACAAGAGACCGCAGAAATAAGAGAAGTTGAATATAGTATCGGGAAAAACAATCTTGAGGAGGATGAGACTATGGAAAAAGAAGATCTACAATCCAAAATTGCTGAATTAACTAATAAAAACGCACAGTTAACCAGTGAAAAAGAAACCGCTGAAAAGAAATTCTCTGATGAAAAAGAAGCGAAAGAAACCGTTGAAAAAGATTTCTCGGCTCT